TAGGCGGAGTCAGATGGGTATAGGAGACAGGGGCGGTGATTGGGGGGGGTGGGGCGGGGACGCCTGCGGCGTCGTAGCCGCGTTGTCGGGCGGCGGCGTTGATCTGTGCGGGGGTCATGTCGGGGTGCGCGTCCATAGCGAACGCCTGGGCTGCGCGTAGCCACGCGACGTACTCGGACGGGTCGAGGTCACCGTCGGGGTATAGGTCGCCGCCGTTGGCGGGCATGGTCACGAGGTTCAGTCGGTTCGCGCGGTCGATCCGTTCGACTTCAGGGCGTTTGCCCTTCAGGAAGTCCACGAGGTCGCCGAGGCGGACAAAGCCCGATGTTTCGTCGAGGACGTCGGCTGCGCGGGCGAGGTCGGCGTCGGTTGCGTCGGGGAACTTTCGGCTAATTTTGCCGCCCCATGTCTGTAGCTGGCCGGGCTTGGGGATGAGGACCCCGGCGTCCTCGAGGTGCTCGAGGAAGGCTTGCATGCCGCGTCCGGTAATCATGATGTCGCTCCGAATCGTAGGGCTGTTTCTGTGAGGGTACGCACTGCCAATGTGGCCTGCTGTGGGACGACGCCATTACCGAGGAGCCGGAGTTGCTGTTCACGGGGGAGTGCTAGGTCCGCGCCGGTGACGTGTCCGTCGGGCAGGCCCATAAGCCACTCGACGAACCGGACGGATAGCTGCGGGTTTCCGCCGGGGCGGCGTGATGCCGTTGACGGCGGAGGTGCTTCGCGCCCGGTAATGGTTTCCCATCGGGCGATTGCCTCCGCGTAGGGACCGAACGCCGTCAGGTCGGCGCTCGTGGCTATCTCGTGGAGGTTCGGCCCGTAGCCGGCGGATGAACGCGCCGCGTTGGTGGCCTGCGGCGTCGGCAACAGCGCGCCGGTCACGTGCTGGTCATCGCCGACACCTGGTCTTGTAGGGTGACCGAGTGCCCGCCCGCGCGCCGCTTTGCTGGGTCCTGTGGCCCCCCGCAGGCCCCAAGGTTCGCCGTGGGGGTAGCCAATAACGAACAGGCGGGCGCGTCGGTGGGGAGCTCCGGCGTCGGCAGCGCGTACAACGCTCCAGCATGCGTCATACCCGATTGTGGCCAGGTCTCCGACCACACGTCCGGCTGCCCGGACAGTAGGTCGAGCTGGTTCGTTTCCCAGCATTCCCGGTCGGGGTTCCACTGAGCTATTGGACCTCGCACTTAGCGCTCCTTGCACGTTTTCCCGCACCACTAGGCGGGGACGGATTGTCTTGATTGCGGCGAACATGGACTCCCATAGGCCCGACCGTGTACCGGGGGCCATGCCTGCCCGCTTTCCGGCGACGCTTAGGTCCTGACAGGGTGACCCACCGCAAATGATGTCAACGGGCTCCGCGTTGGCCCAGTCAATGGCTGTGATGTCCCCGAGGTTGGGTGTATCGGGCCACCGCGTGGCCGCGAGCTTGCACGGGCCGGCCTCGATGTCGCTTGTCCACGCGACCCGCGCGGACGGATCGAGCGCGGTCATGACGCCCATGTCCAGGCCACCATATCCGGTGAACAGGCTGCCGAGCGTTGTCATTGGCTGCCCCCCTCAATGGCGATCATCTGTGCTTGTGCGGCCCAGGCGGCGTCAATTTCGTCGGCCTTAGCGCGCTGTCGGGCGCGGAATTCTTCGGCGCGTGTGACGTGCGGGCGCTGCCCGCGTTCGGCTTGTAGTTTCAGGGTGTCCCACTTTTCGCGGAGCTTGGGGATGCTTAGGATGTTGGCTCGCCAGAACTCGGAATTGTGGACCCAGTCGATTGCGGCGTGAATCTGATCGGGTGTGCGCCCGTCGCGGTCGATCATGAGTCGTGCGGAATCGAGCCACTTCTTCGTGATGCGGGGGCGGCGTCCGGTGCGTTCACAGACGGAGTTAGCCATGTGATAGCAAACCGACTCGACGTCGCGGCGAACGTTTGTCGGTTCGGGCGTGACTATGACCGCTTCGAGGACACTGTCATCGTCTGTCGCGGTCGGTGTGGGGTCCGGCGCGGGCGCGGTCGCGGCGGCGGGTTCGGCGGGGTCTTGCCGTGCGGCGCGGGAGCGTTGGCGGGCTTTGCGTTCGCGGGCGGCGCCTTTGCGGGCGGCGCTTTTCGCGGTGATTTCCCCCCAGGCCCCGTTCCATCGGACCCACGACGCCACGGTGATTGTGGTCGCGTCGGCGGTGACGAGGCCGTGGGTGGTGAGGGCGTCGAGGCGGGCGGAGGCGTCGGTTAGGCCGAGGCGGCTGGTTGCGACCTCGACGGGGACCGCGCCGTCGGTTTCGGGGTGCAGGGCACACCACGACAGGAGGCGGATGTACAGGAGTTCGGCGTCGGGTCCGGCGGCGATGACGGCGGGGTCATCGTAGTAGCCGCCTGCGAGGGCGGCGTATCTGCCGGGGCGCTTGAAGGGGGGCATGTGTGTGCCTTTCGGTCGGGCGGTGCGTCACTAGCTATATGCTAGCGGCTGGGGGGGGGCGCGTCAACTGCAAGCTGGTTGCGCGCCGGTCGGTGACGCGTGAGTGTCGCCGACGTGATTCTATCCTTCATCCTTTATCTACTCCTTCCTCCTTTATCCTTGCGCGCATGTCCCGCGTGACGTCACGCCCGTGTCACACATGCATGTCACGCGTGACGTGAGCGTGACAATGAGGATCGGGCGCGTGCGCACTTTTCGGCGGGGCGGCGCGGTTCGGTTAGGTCGGCTGGTATATTTCCCGGCATATTTGACGCGGTTTTCCCAATCGACTGTCACGCGCGATGTCACGCGATTTTGACCCCGGTGTCACGCGCGCTTTTTGCGATGTCACGCGATGTCACGAATGCGGTCACGCTCATGTCACGCGCGATGTCACGTGTGACATGGGGCGTGACAGGCGGGCGCGATAGCTGATCGGCGGGGCGTGTTGCAGGTCACGCAATAACCCTTGCATAGCACTATGCATAGGTGTATGCTGGTGTCATCGGGAGGGAAACGCCCCCCGACAGACCGAAAGGACCGAACAATGAACACCGCAACCACGACCGAAGGCATCCGCGACTACCTCGGCGACTTCGCCGCCGACTTCACCGAGGATCAGATCAGCATTATCACCGCCGCCGCTATCGACGTCGAGGAGCGCATCATTGCCAAGTACGGCGACATGACCCTCGAGGAGCGCGGCGTGATGATGCTGACGCCGCTCGAGGCTATCGTCGAGTACGTCAGTGATGAGACGACGCTCGCTAAGTGCGTCGACGACGACGAGCGCCTGGAGGCGGCCCTGATCGCCGGTGCGCACAGTGGCCGTCTCACGGAGCGCCTTGCCGAGGCCGCCGGGATCGACCTGACCAAGGCGCAGGAGCTCCTCGGGGACCTCGCCTAATCTCACCGAACGGTGGCCCTGCCCGCGTGGGTGGGGCCACCGCCCAGCCCACCGAAAGGCCCTCCCATGAACCGTGTCATCCGCCCCGCCGTTGGGCTGCTGATCCTGATTGCCCTCGTCGTTCTGTTCGTCATGTCCGGCGGTTCGGCGGCCCGCACGTCGAACGCGGCGGCGAACGAGCCCGCGCCCCCGGTCCTGACCGGATGGGTAGGCGCGGACAGCCGCCTGCAGTGGTCGCTGTCGTGGACGCCCGAGCCGGGCGGCGGCCTCGTCGATGTCGCCTCCGATTCCGAGGACGTGTACCCGGGCGTGACGTGCCGGACGGACGCCGGGCGTGAGATCACGCTACAGGGCACGCAGGACGACGTGAATCGCGTGTCCGTCCGCATCCCGGCGGGCGTCGCGCGGTGTGATGCGTACATGGGGGGGCGGCCCGCGTCGCGGACGCGGCGCATGTTCAATAACGTGACGGTCGGCGGGCGTGCCGTCGTCGGCGTGATCGACCGTAGCGACCCGCACGAAGCGTGATTTACCATGCGGTACACAGTCCATTTTGACGGGGCGGCGTTGGCGCGTTTCAGCAGCGCGCAGCGGGTGCTCATCGCGTGGATCATGGGTCAGCAGGCGGCGCGTGGTCAGGTTTCGACCGTCGATGAGATAGCCGAAGACTACGCCGATGACCTGGCCGATTTGGCGGGCCAGGAGGTCGAGGCGGTGTGCCGTAGCGGCGAGCCCGGGTGTCCGCCGGACGTATGGTATCGGCCCGTTTAGACAGTGCGCCCCGCCTTCCTGTTGGTCAGGATCGGCGGGGCGCTTTGGCGTGTGGCTAGTCGTCGAGGGCGGTCACGATGACGTGGACGCCCGGCTTCTGATCGGCGTGTGCCCACCACTTGGTCAGGACCCACGTGACGATGCGTGAGTCCTCGGACAGGACCCCGCCGGGGGCCGCGAGCGCGTCGCCGACGGCGCGGGCCAGCTTGTCGAGGTCTGGCTTGGTTGCCGCGTGGTCAGGGAACCTGGGGCGCTTTGGGCGCGGTAGGTAGAATCGCGCTTCGACGGCGACCGGGCCGTTATGCTGTGGCGACCACCCGGCGGCGCGGGCGGCGGCGGCGGCGTCGCGGGCGACGATGGTTCGCCACCCGGCGAGCCGTGGGTTGTCGTGTGCGACGACGGGTCGCCCGCCCCGGTAACCGACGTACCTATGAGAGCCTTCGGGGGCGGGGACGCCCTCCGTGAAGAATCTGACCACCCGGTTCACTGTTCGCCGCCGTCGTCGTTTAGGGCGGTGACGCGGGCCTTGATGAGGTCCTGCAGCTCGGGGTGCGCTTGCCACCATGCGCGGAGCTGTTCCTTGTCGGTGCAGGCGGCGATCAGCTCGGGGGTGACAGCTGTCGTCGTCGTGTCGGTGTTCGCCGCGTCGGCGGTTGCCGGGCGTCCGTCTTCGTCGGGGTCGCCGGTGATCCCCCAATCGACCTGCGCGAGCTGACGCTTCGCGTAGGTGAGATTCGCGCCGAACGCCTGGGGGTTTGCCGGTCGGTCAACGATGAGCGCGCCGAGGGGCATGGTGTTTCCGTCGGCGTCAACAAGGCTCGAGATGAGGATAGGCGGCGTGTCCCCGGTGGGGGCCTGGATCGCCTGTCGGTAGGCGAGCCCGTGCTTTGCGCACGCGGCGCGGATGACGCCGAGCGTGGCTTTCAGGGATGCGAAGCGCGTCCTGAAGTGCGGGTTCGCCGAGTCGAGCGGCGGGTTCTCACAGTCGGCCCAGGCGGCGGCGAAGCGCGCCTCGATGCTGACGGGGGTTCGCGCGGGCGTGGTCTTACGGGCGGGCTTCTTTTCGGGGGTGTTGTCGGTCATTGTCGTGTCCTTTCGAGGTGGTCAGTTTGCCTGGGCGGCGTACCAGGCGGGCGGGGTGATTTCGGTGATCGCGTCGCCGTAGGCTGGCCAGACGTTGAAAACCTGGCACATGTTCAGGGTATCGAGGGCGCGGCGCATACGCGCGTACCCGGCGGCGAGGAAAAACTCGTCCATGTGGACGACACTGACCAGGTGGGGGGCGTCCACGCCGACGAGGACGTGAACGAAGTCCGCGTCCTCACCTGTGACGGCTTTCCACTGGGTCAGATACCAGGCGGCCTGGACCGCGTAGTCCAGGTTCGCGGCGTCGCGCGCCCATGACTTGGGGCGCGGCTGTCGCGTGGTTTTGAGGTCCACGAGCACGGTGCGCCCGTCGGCGTCGCGCGTGGTCCAGTCGATTCGGCCCCGTAGCCATAGGCCCGTGTCGCGGTCCACGCTGTAGATCGACTGCTCGGGCGTGCCCTGTGCGAACAGGGCAGCGGCGGCGGGGTGGTTCATGACCGCCTGGTAGGCGTCCTCGGCGCGCGCGTAGTCGGCGCGACTCATGGGGACCTGGCCGCGCTCACGGGCCGCCGCGATGTCTTCCTTCGCGGCCTTCGTGCGCAGGCTGTCGTGGTCGTGGACGTAGATGTCCAGGCCGGTGCCGAGCACCATGCCGTGGACGGTATGCCCGAAGTCGAACGCGGCCTTCGGGGGGGCCGGGTTCTCTTTCGACCACTTGTAAAGGGCCGGGCAATCGAGGAGGCGCTTAGCCTCCGTCGATGACACCGACCCGGGGGGGCCAAAACGGCCCGAGTGATAGTCCAACTCGGGCACGTCGGGGTAGATGCCTGCCGCGAAAGCGGCGGCGTCATTGTCTGTCATGCGGTCTTTCCTTCCGGTCGGAATGTTGCCGGGATAGGCGTCGCCAGTCCCGGCTTAGGCTGATCGCGCCCGCGAGCGCGATCACGGCACCGAGGGGGAGCGCCCAGGACGGGTCCCAACCCCCGGGGTTGGTGGGGCCACCCGACGCGGCGACGACGAGCAGTCCCACAATGAGGAGGATAGGGGTGAGCGGGTTCATTTGCGTCCCTCCTTGCTGACCAACGGGTAGGAAATGATGCACGGCACATGGTCGATTGCGCCGTCCTCGGCGCGGATCGCCGCGTCAATGGTGTCGTCACGCTCCAGGGCGTGGAGTTCGACGCCCCACACGCCCTGGAACTCGGCGCTGCGGGCGACACGGACGTCCGCGACCGCGCGCGTTGATTGTTGCACCGCGTCGGTGAAGCGGTCGGCTACCCGTTTGGCTGCTTGGAAGGCGAGAAGATCGGGGTCCATGATTGGTGTCCTTTCGAGGGGGTGCCCCCGGCCCTGTGCGGCGGGCCGGGGGCGATGGGGTTGTCACTCGCTGTCGGCCTCGTAGTCGGCGAGCGCGGCGGCGATAGCCGCGTTAATCGCCGGGTAGGTCGGGCGCTCCTTACCCGCCCACTTGGAGCCAGCCCACACCTGCGCGGGCCAAAGGCGACGGGGGAGGACGGCCTCGATGTCCGTCCACTCGCCCGGATCGTCGGATGTGAAGCGAACATCGCCGAAGACGCGATCCATCGTGACGCGGACCTCGTCGTCAATGACGTCGATGTAGATTGCGAGGAGGTTGTCGTCGTCGATGACGGCCAGCGCATATGCGCCCTCCACGTCGATGCCCCTGCAATCGTCGGCGGGCAGCTTGTCGGGCGTGATCCAGTTGAGCTGATCGGCGGAGGTGATGAGAGAGTTCACTGTTCGGTCCTTTCGGTCTATCGGGCGGGCGTTTCCCTCCCGATGACACCAGCATACACCTATGCATAGCCATATGCATGGCTGTTGGTGTGATGTCGCATACATAACGTGAAAGGGGGCCTCGCCGACCGAAAAGGCGAGGCCCCCATGCCACGACGTAGCGGGGCGGTGATGCACGGCTACAGTATATACACGCCGAACGCGCGTGCGCAAGTCGAAACTAACCGACCGGCAAAACGCCGCGCTCCCACTAGATGAGGAAGTCTAGCGGCGCGTCGATTCCGCGCCGGAACCGCTCATGAATCAACGGAATATACCGCTCGTCGAGCTCACACCCGACCGCGTTCACGCCCTCCATCGCGGCGGCCTGTAAGGTCGTCCCCGACCCGGCGAACAGCTCGAGGATCGTCGCGCCCGGCCTCACCACAAGCCGGATCAGGTAACGCATGAGATCGAGGGGCTTCACGGTCACGTGCTGTACCCCCCCCACCTTCGGGCGTTCGTGCGTCGGGGCCTTGGGCTGGTACTTGAAGACCGGCCAGCCATGATCGGGCGCGCCCTGATCGACCGCTGCCGCGAGCGCGGCTTCGCTGACCATGAGGTTAGGCGGGTAGGACCCTCCTGCGGCGTCCATTGCTGACCGGATGTTCATTGCCCCGGTCCCGTAGGCGCGTGCGTTGTCGATCAGGCGGCCTTCGATGGGGCGTCGCGCGACGACGATAGGCTCCCACGCTGGTTTTAGCCCGACGCCCCACCCCGCCCATGCTTTGGCTTCGTCGGTGACCGGCTCGCCCGCTCCGTAGACCTTGTGTGATGACATGCGCGTTGCGGTTGCCTTGTCTGCCCATTCGCGGATGTCGCGGCCTTCGCGCTGGTCGAGAACTCCTGCCGATCGGTCAAACATCGCGGACAGATCGACCGCCGACGCTTTCCCGTCGGCGCGGAGCCAGGCCATTGTGTCCCTGATTTCGAAGCCGGCGTCTTCGATCCCGGCGGCCAGCCTGTGATAGGTGCGCGGCGCGGAAAATGCCAGCAGGTAGCCGCCCGGCTTGACGATTCGGAGGGCTTCGACCGCCCACGACTCACACCACGATTGGAACCCGCGCGGCGTCGCCGTGTCCCACTTCTCGCCCTTGAAGGCGATTCCATACGGCGGGTCGGTAATGATCGCGTCGAAGTGATCGGCGGGCATTTCCCGCATGATGTCGCGGCAGTCGCCATTGTGTAGGGTGATCCCCTCATAGATTGTTTGTCCGGTCATGGTTGCTCGCTTTGATAGGTGGCATTGCATGCTGATAGTAGGGCCATGCATCGTGCTATGCAAGTCTTCCATATGTGGCGACAGTCTCACGCGTCCCTAGTTGCATAGCGCTATTCGCTAGGTGGATGATGGGGTCATCCCCTGAAGGGCAGGGGACAGACCGAAAGGACCGAACAATGAACACCGAGACCGTTATCAAGATGGTTGGCGACTTCTTTGACCTCACCGCCGAGGACTTCACCCCCAAGCAGCTCGCCGTCATCACCGACGCCGCGACCGAAATCGAGGAGCGCCTCGCTAAGCACGGCAAGATGACGACGTTCGAGAAGAACGTCATGCTGTACGGCCCTATGGCCGCCGCCGTCGATTACGCGTGCGGATGCGCGCCCCTGGCCGAGTTCACCGACGATGACGCCCGCCTGGAGGGCGCGATGATCGCGGGCATCTACGCGGGCAAGACGACGGCCCAGCTCGCCGAGGAGGCTGGTATCACGCTTTCCAAGGCGTCGAACATCCTCGGCAGCCTTGACTTCTGACCTATCCAAGCCCCACCCAATCACGAAAGAAGACCGACATGACCGAAAACACCGAACCCCGCGACCTCGACGACAACATGAGGACCGCCCTGTTTGCATCCCTGATCGGTAAGGCCGTCCAGGCCGTTACCGTCACGGTCCCCGCCGACGCGTTGACCGGCGACTACCTCGCCCACCTCGTCGCCGACATGGAGCCAGCCGACTACGATGCGTTCGCTGCGACCCTTGACGAGCAGGTAATCGCGAACGGCGAGCCGCGCGCTGCCGCGATCACCGACCCGCGCGAGGACGTCACCCCGCATTGGCGGGCCGCCCTCTACATGATCGACCGCGACGGGGACGCCGTCACCGTGAAGCTGATGGTTTTCACCTGCCCGTGCTAAGCGCGTAGACCAAGGCCCCCACCTGGACGGTCCAGGTGGGGGCCTTGTGGCGAACAAACGAGAAGTACGCTGTCAGTGTACTACGTGCGCCGTGAGGGTGTCGCGCTGTGCCTGTATATCCTCGCGCTGCGCTTGGATGTCCTCACGCATCCGCCCCAGCTCCTCGCGGATGAGTCGCACCTCATTGACGCGCTCGCTGCGCTCAATCTCGGCGCGCGCATCGGCGCGGTTCTGTGCGGACTGAATCGCCGCCAGGCCCTCACGCATCTGCGCGGCTAGCGCGTCGAGGTCGTCGCGCAGGTTCGACCCGTGGTGATTCGTCACCTGCTCACGGGCGGCCTCGGCGGTAGCGTGGACGTCATCGAGCCGCTGTTTCAGGCGCTCCTGGAGCGCCCGCAGCTGGATCGCAATCGTCCCACAAATGGCAACAATCACACTGATGAGTGCTGCCACTACCTCCGGTGCCGTGATGACCGCGACGACCGGGTGAGTTGCTCCCGTCACTGATCGCCGCCCTCGACGGTGTTAGTCGGGCTGGTCGCCTTTTCCCACCAGTCAATTAGCCCGGTGGGCTTCAGGGCCGTATAGACGAGCTGCCCGGCGGCGATCACGCCAGCCGCCTCGGTCAGGATGACGCGCCCGGCGTCAGGGAATCGGGTGACCCCCCATGCGACGAGCGTCAGGGCGACGGACGCGGCGATGAAAACCAGGCGCTTGGTCTGTGCCGCCCAGTGGGATCGGGTGATCGCGGCGGTCAGGAAGGGGACGAGCGCGCCAATCAGGGCGGCGGTGGTGAGCGGTGCCATAGGTCAGAAACCTCCGTTGTTCAGGGCGGCCTGCATGGCCGCGACAGTGAGTGAGGGATCAGACAGGACGCCGTCACCCTCGATTCCGTAACGCGCGGAAAGCGCGTTGATAGTGACGGGTCCCATGATCCCGTCATCGGGGCAGCCGAGACGCGCCTGCATGGCCGCGATCACGGCGGAGCCGTCGGGGTCGGTCTCCCACTCCCACCCGTCGGTGCAGGCGCGGAGGATCGATCGGTTTTCGACCTCCTGGGAGGACACCACGCCGTCGATGGGCGTACCGAGCACTTCCTGAAGCGCCGCCGTCGTGCGGGGACCCCAGTAGCCGTCCTCGGTGATGCCGCCGACGGTGCTTGCCGACTGGTCATAGGCCGGGCGGATGACACCCGCGACGCTATCCCAGTCGCGGGTGCGGCGGTACACGCCGCCGCCGTTGCCCTGAGACCCGCCGCTGCCGGGCGACGTGTTGAACTCGATGGTCTGCAGGTAGCTGCCCGCGTTGATTTCAACGAACCCGATGTGATCGGCTTCGTTGTCGTCATCCCAATCGAAACAGACGAGATCGCCCGCCTGTGCGTTGTGGATCGGGACGAGGCGGCCCGCCGCGCGGGCGGCGTTGATACCGGCGGGCACGTAGGCGAACGCGCCGCCGGGCGGTTCGATTCCGACCTGGGCGAGCGCCCAGGACACGCCCATCGCACAGAACGGGACGCCGGTCGCGCCGAAATATGCGCCGTGTCCTTCGGCGTACCAACGCCCGTACTTGGTGCCCGTCTCCGGGTCGTTCCATCGACTGTAGCCGATTTCACCTGCGGCTACGCGGAGTGCGTCATACGCCTTAGCCGTCATACTTCACCTCCCGGATGGGTGCCACGTCGTCGGGCGACGCGTTGCCGGTGTCCTTGATGTCTTCCACGTTGTAAGGCATATGCCTTCCTTTCTCTATCAGGCGGTCACATTCTACCGCGCTTCGCGGTTACGGGACGGACGACATGAAACCGGTCGTACCGCGCCCGGCGCGCCCATCCTCCCCGCCTTATAACCACTCGTTGGGGGGCTTTACATAACCCACGTTCGGCGTGCCCTCGAGGAGGGATGTCAGTTCGAGCACGTCGCCGTCATTCAGGGTCACGGTGCTGGAGGCCAGCATTTGGGTTGACGTGTACACAGTAAGACGGTAGGTGCCCGGCAGGACATCGACGTCAACGGGCGACGTCTGATCGTCAACGATGTCACCGGGAATTAGGACAACGCCGTTACCGGCGTTCCTGGGCGCGGGAACGGGCGCTGCGTTGATGGTTACGCGGACGGGTGTTTGGTTCGGCGTGACCACCGAGCCCCTGATCTTTGCTGTCATGGTTCCTTCCAATTCGGTAGATTGTGGATGCTTACAGTGCGGGACACGGGAACGCCATGACTGATAGCTTCGACCAGTCATCGGCGGACACGGTGACCTTCGTCCCGTTCGATCCGGCCCCGAGGAGCCACATCGAACAGTCGGGGACAGTGTTCGCGGGGATCACGCCGAGGCAATGCGCCGACGTAGAATCATCCCACGATCCGAGGCGCGAACGGCCCTTGATTCCGTTCATCCAGACCTCCAGGTCAACATATTGCTGCGCGGTCGCGTTGACGCCCCACAGGGACCCGATAGCGAACGCCACGCGCTGATACGGGCGGGCCTCGATACGGGCGTCACATAGCTTGCGATACGTGCCCGCGCTAAGTTCAACGACGCCGCTGACCGTGCTGTTAGCGGTTGCGAAGTCAACCGTCATCGACGGGTGCAGGACGGGGAGGCCGCCCGCGGTTTCCCCCGTGCTAGACAGCAGGAGATTATGCACGAGGAAGTACATCGGATTGCCCGCAGTGGGGCCATTTCCGGCGGCCTTCGCCGCCTTGACGATGTTACGCGCCTCGTCCGTCGTGGCGACGGCGCGAACAAGGCCGGAGGTGCTGACCATCTTGTCAATAGACTCGACGATTCGGTCCCCCGCGTCGGGGATGATCGGCCCCTTTGGGTGTTGGTGCGCCATGCGCGCTCCTTTCCTAGATGGGAATCACAATCGCGGAAATATCGCGGTGTGACCACTTGGTAAACCCTGTTGATCCGTCCGTTCCGAACCATAGGCTTGTCTTGATTGCCCACGTGCCGCTCGTGGGGAGGTCCTTCAGCATGGTCAGCATTGTTAGCTGACCGGATTCCCACCCATTGTACGAGTATTGGTTGGGCGTTTCGTACAAACGAGACCCGTTGACCTGAATGTCTCCCCACCGGTAAACGGGTGACTGGACGCCCATGTCGTAGGACGACACGACGAGGATCATTGCGCGGCCCGACGACGACGCGGGCACGGTGAAGTTAGTTACCGAATAGCCAGATGAGCTGGGCGGATAGGTGCCAGCCCACGCGTAGCCGGACGCGCCGAAGATGATCGACGCGAGCGACAGGAGCGCGTCAGATGTCGGCGACTTGATCGCCATACCGTAGGGCTGCGCCGGATCGAGCACAACGTAGGGCTTCCCGCCCTTGCTGACAATCAGCTTGTCAGGGCCGAGCGTGACGGCGTTCGCACCGGACCCGGCAACGATGGTTTTACCGGTGATGCGGTCGGCGATCAGGTCACCGCCAATCTTGGCCGTCCCGGCTACCAGCTGGTCAGTGGTGACCTTCAGGAACTTTCCGGTTGCGGCGGCGACGGATTGGGCGTTGATCTTGGTCGCGTCCACGGACCCGGCGGCGATCTTCGGCGCGGTGATCGCGCCGTCCCGGATGTCTACCGCGCCGGTTGCCTTGTGGACGTCCACGTGACCGACGTACATCGGCGCGCTGACAGGCGCGCCCATCGTGGCCAGGCACACCGGTTCGACACTCATCCTGACCGCACGGTCAGGGACGGTCACCTGGGCGTCGCCGCCGACCGTGAACCACTTGGTAACCGGGTGGTTAGTGATCGGCACGGTTGACCCGCACACGGGGGCCGCGACGCGCGTTCCGTCCTCCGCGTAGAACGCGACGCGGACGCCGAACCCAGCCCCGCCGAGGCGGTTCATCGGCGCGACCGCATACCATGCGGCGGACGCGATAACGGCGTCACCGGGCTTGCACGGAACACGGTTCTCGGGCGACAGGACAGGACCGACTATCGTCGGGTCAGAAACGCCCACTGGGCGGGCCGTGACCATCGCGGCGCGCGCGTGACCGAGGTACTGGGTCGGCGGGGACGTGAACTGCCCGGGCGCGTCGAGCGTCCACACGCCATTTTCCGCGTGGTCGAAGTACGGATCAGGCATAAGGTTGTCAGACATGACCGTGATCGCGGTCGCGGCGACCTTCCCGAGGAACGCGCGATCCGCGATGAGCGTGTCAATAACGGCGCTGTTGAACTTCGCGCCGCCCGCAACGGTCAGCTTATCGACCGCCAGGTCAGAGATTTTCGCGTTGGTGACCGCCGCGTCGGCGATCTGTGCCGTGCCGACTGCCAGGTCCCCGATTTGCGCGCGCCCAATGGCCTTTGCGCCGATGTAGTCCGCGCCGACGGCGACACGGGTCCATGTGCCGGACGTCAGGACCCAGCGGCGAACCATTGTCGCGCCGTCGCGGACCTCCCACAACGCGCCCTCCGGCTTACCGGCGGCGTCTCCGGGCGCGGGGTCGCGCGTTGCGACGGTGATCGCGCCGTTCGGCGTGGCCTGGCCGCCCCCCGATTGGGCGAGCGCGTCGGCGGCGTCCTGTGCGGCCTTCTTCGCCTTTGCGAGCGCGTCACGGGCGTTGGTTGCGGCGGCGTCGGCGGCGTCCTGCGCGGCCTTCACGCCGTCCTGTGCGGCCCTCACCGCCCGTTCAACTTCCGCCTTCGACGCGGCCAGGTCGGCGCGCGCTTCGGCGAGCTGTGAGTCAAGCATCCCCACGCGCTTGTGCGCGTCCATGATCTGACGACCGGTTTCACCAACCGGTAGGACGGTGGCACCGGCGGGCGTGGCCCCGGCGGGAGCGCTGACCGACGCGACGCGGCCCGTCGAGTCGCGCGGGAGTGTCACGCGCGCCCCGATGTAGGTCAGACCGGCGTCTGCGCGTGCGACGACGTGCGACCCGTCGGCACCGTCGATAGCGACAGAGACGAGCCCCTGACCGGCGTCTACAACGCTCGTTACCCACCCGGTCAGGGTGGTGTCAGGCGCGGCGAGCTGATCGGCGACCGCCGCCTCGTCGGGCACCAGGTCAAGGAAGGGGGAGAGACTCATATCCATGATTCCTCCATCATATCAACCCGCATGACATGGCCGGGGTCATCGAGGGTGATCGACATTGCTTGCACGCGACCCCTGACGCGTTCGACCGTCCCGTCCTCATGGTCGATCACGACGAGGATCAGGTCGCCGACTTCGAGCCGGGGGTCGGCGGCGATCTGTACCGACCGCGCGCCGGACGCGGCGAGCGACTTGCGCATGTAGGACGTCGCGGCCTTTTCCACGGCGTCCGCGCTGGTCGCCGCGTTGAACTCCTTTCGCTCGGTCACGATCCCGTAGCGTTCGGGCGCGTAGATGCCCGTGAAGTTCTCACGGATCGCCGTCCATTTCGTCGACGAGTCGCCCTGCGCGGACCCCTGCACGATCCATCTGTTAGGGGTGCGCTCACGCGCGGCCCGGACAGCGCCGACCAGGAGGTCAGTACCCGTGTAGACCTCCACGGGGTCCCCCCCGTAGTTCAGTGCCCACACGTGCAGGCATCCGTCCGGCTTGACCCCGTACATTAGCCCGTAGGTCTCACATAGCTCCTGTAGGTTTTCGGCCTTCTTGACACCCCACTGAAAGCTCGTACTAACCGCACGGTCAGGCACCTCGAGCACAACGGGGATCGTCTGACCGAACGCAACGCTTGACGTGATGATGCGTTGCACCTCACTCCCCAACGTCGCACCGGCGGGCGGCGACGACGGCCAGACCGCCTGGTCATCGACGATGGTCTGCACGAGGTCCATCGCCGTAACCTCCATGCCCCCCGCGCGTTCCTCCCAATCGGTCAGGACGAACCACCCGTAGGGGATGCGCACCGTTTCCCCGCCGGTTTCGACGAGCGCCGTCACGTGCAAACGCTGCCCGTAATTGTTGAGCGTGTCACCGGGGGCCGTGGGCACCATGCCGGGATCAACCCGCATGGTCAGTTTCGACGGGACCACGCGCTTCAACGTGGACTCGACCTTCACGTCCCACGCGGGGATGTCGGACGCAATACACACCCCGCCGTGATACACGTCAACACGGACGCCGACGGCGACCGGCCCGGCCAGGGCCGCGAGACTAGGCCCGGCCCTCATGAGGGCATCCCCGCGATCAGGCGGGCGAGGGTTTCCTCGCTTTGGTCCGCTTTGTTTCCGGTCCGGTCAGACCATGCCTGCCAGTCGCCCCACGTGACGACGGCGACCGCGCCGCCCCCGATGCGTTCCACGTCGAGCGGCCCGGCCTCGGTCCACTGAACGGTCAGGGTGATCGTGCCGTCCGCGCCGAGGCGCTCGCGGTTCACGCTGGTCACGGTGACCATGCGTGCGGGGACGCCGGGCGTCGCGTCGCCGGGCGCGATGATGATGTGTCCGCGCGCCCTGAGTACGCGCCACGCGTCGGCTTCGGCGGATGCGGGGAGCACGCAGTGCGTCTTGCCGGTGTGGAGGGGCGTGCGCATGGACCACCTGGTTAGGCGGTCGTCGATGATCGACGCGTCGGACTTCCACGACATGGGGTCTTGATTGTTCCATGCGGTCAGTCCATCGACGGGGCGTCCGTCGGTGCCCGTGAGGAGCATTCCGCCGCCGGGGATGGTCCGGCGGGTGAGCGTGACGGTTTCCCTTCCCACCTGGTAGACGGTGGGGACGCCGGGGGCCGCGAGCGCGTCAGAGAAGACGCCCGCCTGTTCGCCGGGCCATAGGACGCGCGCGCCGGTGGTGACCCGGACACCGGCGTCCACACTGAAGGACGGGAGGCCGGTGTGTGTGGCGATCCAGTTTCGGTTTACCATGTTGTGCCTTTCGTTACACGCGTCGGAGTGTGCGGACGGTCTCACCTTCCAGGTAAGACGTGAACTCGCGTTCGCCGACGCGGAGCGTCAGGGTTTCGGGGAGGCCGCCCGGGCCTGACCATCCGGTCGGCGCGGTCGGTGCACCCATGTTTGGGGCGAGGGACGCGGTGAACCGCCCGAGGCTGTCGCGGGCCGCCGCGTACTGGCTTTCCATGCCGGTCACGAAGCCGCCGATAACCAGACGTCCGGCGTCCTTCAGGATCACCCGGTCAAGGTCTTCGGGTCCCTTCCATGACGGGAGCATGGACGTGAGGGACCCGAGGGTCGATTGGACGGCCCCGAAGGCGCTCTTGATACCGTTGATGAAGCCGTCGATGATCGACCGACCGGCAGAGATTAGCCAGCTGCCCGCGCCTGAGAACACGCCCAAGATTCGGCTGGGTAGCTGTTGCACGTAGGACACGGCGCTAGACACGCCGGAGCTGATCGCGCTCGTGATCCCTGACCACGCGGACGACACTAGCGAGGTCAAAGACGACCACGCGGCAGAGAACAGACCGGACACCATTTGAAGCCAGGCACTTAGGATGCCACTGATCGCGGACACCACACCCGAAATGATGCCCTGAATTGCCGTCCACACGCCGGAGAACATTGTCTGAATACCCGTCCACACGCCCGACCAGTCGCCCGAAATAAGGGCACCGACCGTCTGAATCAGGCCCTGGATGAACGTGAGCGCTCCGGAAATCACGGTCATGATCGCCGAAAACACCGCGCTCACGGTCGATCCGAGCGTCTGGAACACGGGAATCAGGATCGTCCCGAGCTGTTCGATGATCGGCCCCAGGAACGCGCCGAGCTGGACAAACGTCTCCCCGAGCTGCGACAGGACGGGCATGAGGGCGTCCACGCATTGGCTAACCAGCTGGGTGAGCACCTCGACCACGGCCCCGACGATGGGTGTTAGCGCCGTGATGATCGGGGCCAGGCCGTCGCCGATCTGACCAAGTAACGGCCCGATTGCCTCGACTAGCTGCATGAACACGCCGCCGAGCGGCTCTAGGGCGGGGAGGATCGCGGCACCCATGTTCATGAGTGCGTCACGTAGAGCCTCGGAGTTCTGTAGGACACCGATGAAAGCGCCGACGGCGAGCCCTATGGGGCCGGTCAGTCCGGCGAAGCCTCCACCGATGAGGGGCAGCTGCGACAATAGGGGGCCGAGCGCACCGGCAAGGCCGCCGACGACGGGCGCAATTCCGCCGAGCATGCCGGTGAAACTGTCAAGGCCACCGCCGCCGTTGACCATGCTGTCGATCCCGGCGGCGACCGTCTCAAAAACCGGCGTGAGGGCGTCGGCGAGCCCACTGAGTGCGTCAGTCAGTGGCCCCTTCAAGGGTTCGATGATTTTCACGAGCCCGCCGGTGATCGCGGCCTCGAGGTTTCCCCACGCGCCCTCGAAGGTCGCCGTCGACGTGGCCGCCTCCGACGCGACGTCGGTTAGGCCGAGGTTCATGATCGCGGCATTGAACTCATCCGCCGTAATCTGACCGTCGGACATGGCCTTGGCGAAGTCGCCCGTGTAAGCGCCCGCGTCGAGCAGGGCCTGCTTGATCGGCCCCGCCGCGCCGGGGATCGCGTCGGACAACTGACGCCAGTTTTCAGCGGTCAGTTTTCCAGCGCCCGCCGTCTGTGTCATGACCTGCCCGACGGACTTGAAGGTTTCCTTGTTGCCGCCCGCGACGGCGTTCAGGTTGCCCGCCGCGCGGGCGAGGTCGGCATAGCCCTCGACGCCGTTCGACGCGAGCTGCGCCGTTACGGACTGGATGTCGGACAGGTCGTAGACCGTGCGGTCGGCATATTCCTGGACCGACGCGGTTAGCTGTTCGATGGTGGATGAGTCAAGGCCCGCGAAGTTCAGTGTTGACTTGAACTTGTCGGTTGCGTCGGACGCGGCCAGGGCCTCGCCGGTGTAGGACGCGATGAACGCGCCCGCCGCCGCTAGGCCCGTGGCCGCGAGCGTGCCGACGGCCTTGAACGCGCCGCCCATGCTGTCGGCGATCACCGAGCCCCACGAAGACGAGGACTTCATGACCTGCTGGTCAACGGCACCGAACTCTTGGGCGATGCTTTGCCCCATCCCCTTGAAGGACGGGACGACGTTGATCCACGCGGTGCCGATGTCCATTCCGCCAGCCATTTGGTGGGGTCCTTTCGTCTGATCGGTCAGGATTCGCGTATAGCCGCGAGTGCGGCTTCGAGTTCGTCGATGGGTAGTGCGACGTATGTGTCCGTCGCGTTGTTATCCCACGGGCGCGGGAATGGTGGGGGGACGCGCTGGTTTCGTTGCCCGTCGCGTGTTTTCGACCATTGGAGCCACCGTAGGGCGTCCGATGCGAGAACGCCCCATTGGTTGGTCAGGAGTGACCATTCCCAGGCGGGGTCGATCTTGCGGCGCGTCCACGATTCGGGCTGTGCGATCATCGCGGCGGCGAGTGATGCGGCGCGCATTGGTGGGAGCTGTCGCCAATCTTCCACCTGGTAGAACCGGAGGAAGTCGGCGGACAGCTCGTCGGGGGCTTTTTGCTCCGCCCCCAGGAGCGTTAGGAGTTTGGGGCGACAGCCTTGACGGCCTTCAGTAGGAAGGCGGTCATGTCCTTGACGTTGACGCGTCCGTCGGCGTCGCGGAGGTGGTCCTTGACCGCCTGGTAGGCGTCGCCCTTGAAGACCATGCGGAAAGGTCGCACGATGTTTTTGGGGTCACCGTTGTCGACGTCGGCGAGCGCCTCGAGGAGCTCGTAGTCTTGAAACACGGCGGGGTCAACGGTGATTTCAAGGCCGTCGATGTCAATCGTCTTGGTGGTCAGCTTTGCCATGCTCACGCCGCCTTCTTGATGTACTCGTAGACGGTGTTTCCCTGTGCGTCGGGGAAACACGTCACGGTGGTTTCGTAGCCGACGGCGGTGCCGTCAACATAGGTCACGTCGCCGACCTCGGTCACCTGACCAGCCGGTACAACGATGCGCTTGACGGCGTTACCCGTCATGAGCATGTCAATGACGAACGCGCGGCGCGGCAGCTCCGTGTTGTTGTGCTTGACAGTGATCCCCGTCGCCAGGTCGCCGCTCACGTTGTCCTGTCCGTAGACCTCCTTCAGGACGTCAACGTCGAGCGCCTGGACAAGCGTGAACTTGAACGTCTCCGTTCGGCTTGTACGGACGGTCAGGATCGTGTCACCGCCCCACGCCTTGATGTTCTCCACATCGGTATCAATGCCGTTGGTCAGGCCGTCTTCGGACACGTAGCCGAGCTTGACGAACCCGGCGGCGAGGTTGGTCGTCGCGTCGGTGGGGAGGGTGGTCTTGGTCGTGCCGGAGCTGATTGCGCCCGCCGCTACGGGCTTGGCGACAGATGCGAGAGACGAATTATTGGCGGACATCATTAGCCTTTCATGAGTGATGCCGTGACAGTTAGCTGGTATCGGGCCTGCTTACTGTCGGGGTCAGGGAAATTATACATGCTGGTCACCTGAAGGGCGGCCATGTCGGCGACGCGCGCGGGCGCGCCGATCAGGGCGTCTCGCACGTCGCTTGCCAGCTGGTAGGCGTCGGCGTGCTTGTCGGCCCATGCCTGTACGGCGTACACGCCGTGGTCGATCAGGTGGTCAGTGCGCCCGCCTGTGCGTTCGATGGTGACGAGCTGGCCGCCCGTGTAGTTTCGTGGCACGGTCGCGTGGACGGGCACGGCCCCGCCGCGCAGGTTGGCGCGCAGGTAGTCGATGAGTCGCTTCATTAGCCTTGCACCGCCTTTAGGAGCGTGTTGTCGCGCGCGTTGCGGCGGCGTGCTTTGAAGGTGGTTGCGTAGACGGCCCCGTGTGGGCGGTCTGTCTGAATGACGGAGCCCTCAAAGCCGTCGCCCGCCCGGGCCGCGATAGCGTGAACACGCTCCTCGATGAGCGGGCGGGTCATGTCGCCTACCTTACGGTAGTCGATTTTAACTCGCGCATTTGCCATGTGGTCATCCTTCCGTTCGTTCGACGGTGACGGGGAGGTCCCATGCGCCGGGCGTCAGGGCGGCGGCGTACCGTTGCGGATCGCCTATCACGCGGTAGGTGACGCCGCGAACGATGACGCGACAGCCCCGGAGGTTGCCCTCATGGGTCTTAGGGAAGTGAAGCGTGAGGGCGTCGCGGTCGCCGTCGCGGCGAAGGCTCCCGTTCAGGTCATCCGTTGACGCGGGGGCAACGAGGACGTTCCCAACGGGGACGCCTGGCTGCCATTCGGTCAGTGGGTCCCCGAACGCATCGAGGCCGGCCTCCGCCGGGCGGATCAGGGTCACGGTTTCGCCGCGTATCATGATCGACCTGCCAGGAGGTCAACGTTGAACGCGCGTGACACCGGGAGCCCAAGGCGGCGGCGGTGAACGCGTGTGAAGCTCATTGACCCGGTGGGGGTCTTGTAGGACGCCGATTGCGTGTAGGGGCCAGCCGTCTGGCTGACCTGTGTTGCCCCGAAGGGCGCGTCCCCGGCGGCGCTGCGTTGCATATAGGCCACCATGTCGCAAACGACGTCGGCGGCGGTGTCGGCCTGGACCTTACCGGCTTGTATAAGCACGTTGATGTCAAAGCCTTCGCGCGCGAACTCATCGCGGACGATGCGCGATGCGCGGGCGAGATGCGCGTCGGTGGCCGCCGTTTCGGCGGCGTCTAGCGGGCCGTACCGGTCCGCGTAGTCTCGCGCGGTCGCGAGGGTGAACCCCGACATTGCGCCTCCTTTCCTACCATGCGGTAAGGGGGGGCGACCGCCAGCGCTAATGGCCGGAGCCGCCCCCCTGTTCACGTGGTCACTTTTCGGCGATCACCGCGAAACGATCCACGAACGCGTACCAGCCGTACACGATTTCGAGGCGGAGGGCAATCTGATTCTTGCGCTTCAGATCGCCCTGGCCGTCAGGGTCGCCGTAGGTGATGAGTTCGACGGGGAGCTCCTTCTGGATGCCCCATCGGATACCGCCGGTGAAATCACCGACGATTGCCCTGACCTTGGTGTCGGCGGCCTCGGGGAGGCCGGACACGGTGGAGCCGACGGCGACGGGGACCCCCATAAAGGAGGACACGTCCGCGCCGAGGCCGAGCTGCGGGTAACGCGGCGTGGACGTGACGCCCGCGCCGTCCTTGACCATGAGGTTGGCGAGCGCCCAGGTGAACTTGGGGTCAAGGGCCGCGCCGGTCACCTGAACGCCGGTGTCAAGGTCGTTGATGATGAGACCGGCGGCGGCGCGGAAGTCCGCGTCGGGGTCGGAGCCGCCCTTGCCGAGTTCAACGCGCTTGGTCGTCGCGTTGATGTAATTCGTCCAGGTGGTAATCGCCTGGCCGTTCAGGGGGTTGATGCGGTGGTACACGCCCAGGTCAAGGGCGCGGGACAGGGCGTCGGCACCGGCGGAGGCGAGGGTGCGGAGCACGCCGAGCTGGTGCTCGTCGTCCGCCCACTGAACCTCCTGCGAAAAACGCATGGTGACCTGCGCCTTATGCGGCGCGGCGGTGACGGAGCCGAAGGACCCAGAGGTCGATTCCTTGTCGCCGTTCTCCTCCACGAACTGAGCGCGGGGGAGATCGTTGAACGTGATGATGTCCGTCTTGCCGAAACGCATCGGCTCCTGCGCGGACAGCTTGGCAATCGTGGACGTGGACAGGGTCTTCTTGACCATGCCGTCCGCGATTTCGCGGGGCATGAGTGGTGCGGCCTGGCCGGTACCGAAAACAGCCATGTTCGTTATTCCTTTCAGTGGGTCAGTTTCCGAACAGGGCCTTCACGAACGCCTGTTCGGTTGTCTGGTTGGTCTCGGGGACGGCCCCGAGGGTGGGGATGACGGGGGTCGCCGACCGGGCGGTCAGGAACTCCGCGAGCGCCTTTCCGTGCGCGGTCATTTCCTCACGGGTCGATCCGCGAAGGAGGTCGGCGGGGACGCCGGTTTCCTTCGCTACCTCACGGACGAGTGCCGCGTGCGCGGCCTCACGCTCGTAGGTCTGAACCTTCGCGGTGGCTGCCGCGAGGTCAGTTTCGAGGGTGCCGATCTTGGCCGCGAGGTCATCGTAGTCCGCGTACTTGCGGCGCTCACGTTCGACGCGCTTCGTAATGATCGCGTCGAGGGCCTCCTGGCTGGTGATCGGGTTGAACGCGTGGTCAGGCGCGGGAGCCTGTTCCTGCGTCGTGTCCTTGGTGTCGCCCGCGTCGGGCGCGGGGGTCGCGTCGGTGTTGGTTTCGTCACCCATGATGTGCCTTCCGTTTATGGGGGCCGTCGCCCCGTTTTCCAGCTGAACCCCAGCTGTCAGGTGGTTTGCGGACGGTCTTTCACGCCGTCCGCGTATGCGCCGGGCGTCGCGCGCCTGGCATATCGCATGAGCACGTTCAGATCAGACGGGTTTTCCCCGCCCATGATCGCTGCGCTTCGCGCCTCATTGTACAACGTTTCCAGGCGGTCAGGGTGATAACCGTCGATCTTGGGGTCCGTGTCCCCGAACGCGGGGACTATCTCGCAATCGCAATCGTGGTGAAAGCGGTTGCCGAGGCCGCCCGCCGTCTTTTTCGACGCGTACACCCACCCGCGCGAGGCCAGCATGGTACAAAACGCGCATGTTTTCGCACCGCGCGGGACGCGCGCCCACCTCGGGTTAGCCGGATCGCGGCGGACGTTGCGGAGCACGGTGTCGCGGCCCGCGTCCTTGACCCACATTTGGAGCCCGCCCATGAGGTCGGACAGCATTTTTTCCTGCTGGTCAGACCACAGGTGCCCGGCGGATGCCCGGACGCTCGCTTCGACCTGAGCGGGGAGCGCCGACGGGGCCGGGGTAGCCCGGTACTCCGACCGGACGCCAGCCGCGTCGCGCTCGCTTTCGTACCATTCGGTAGCCGCGAGCGCGGCGACGTCGCCATATTGGGCGGCGAGGCGTGGAACGAAGTCGGCGAGCGCGTCACGGCACGCGGCGGGGTCGTCGAACGGCAACGTATCCCAAAATGCGGCCAGGTCGGCGCGGCCCGCCTCGACCGCTCGGTCAACGGCCTTGGAGTACCGGGTGATGGATCGACGGGTGACCATCACGCCTCCCGCGTCGCGGCGAGCTTATCCAGGCGGTCAAGGATCGACGTCGCGCCGGTCCGACGCGTTTCAGCTTGCATCTGGTCGATCTCTTGCTGCGTGAACCCGGCGCGGCGCATGCCGACCGTCGTCGTTGCGACGTCAGGCATAGCTTGGGCAATCTTGACGATGAAGTCAGACGATGCCTGCGGGGACACGTACCGCGCGGGCGTCCAATTGACGGCCAGTTTCCAGGACTCGTCGGGCGCGGTGACCGATCGGTCACGAACCATGACAACATCCTCGATGATGCGGCGGAGTGCGGGCGTGAACACGCGCCACTGGTACTCCGCTTCGTCCGATAGGGCGTATTCGGCGGCCTGCATGGCCTCGGCGGACGCGGGGTTGTCCGCGAAGATACCGACGGACGACGTGGGCATGTTCGTAGCCGAGCACAGATTTTGCGCGAGCTGCCGGTACATCGATAGATGCGGGTCCATCGATAGCTGCGAAAACTGACCGACGGAGGGAATGTCGCCGTTTTCGTTGGGCGACAGGGCGAGGATTCGACCGGTGATCGCCGACCACCGGTCAACGCCCGCGAAGGCGTCTTCATCCGCGCCGAGCACGTACCGCTGCGGGGATGAGAAGAACTCGGCGGATGCCTCTGTGCGGACCATCGTCCTAATTGCGCAGTCGGTCAGGTACCGCACCTCGCGGCTGATGCGTGAGCGTCCGAAGGGGCGGCTGATCTGCGGATCGTAGGTCAGCATTTCAATGAGGACGCGCCCGGCGGGGTTGGGGAGGCGTTGCACCTGCCACGCGCCGCGCTTACCGCGCGTCAGGCGGATCGTTTCGCCGGGGAGGAACAGCGTCGCGTCAGACGGTTCGACGAAGCGGGCGATGCTGTCAACGTCCCACCCGTCGCCGTCGGGCGACGTCGCGCCGTTGATCGCCAGCCCGGCGGTGACGCATCGGCGGCGCGTGTCCCACTGTACGGACGTCCAGCGGGCGTCGCGGGCCTGGATGACCACGGGCGGCTCGCCCGCCGACGTATCGCCCGCGCCGACGACGAGGAAGGAGCAGCTGTGCTTGTAGGCTGACTGGATCGCCTGCATGAGTTCGACGTCAAACGAGTTCCTGACCAGGAGCTCAGTGACGTCGAACGGGTCTAGTCGCCCGTCGAGGGAGTACCCCTCGAAGACGTGCTTGCGGGCAAGCGTGGACACGGCCTTCGCGGGCCACCCGAGGGCGGCGCGGACGCGCGCCATTTGGGGCGGGACACTGATCCCGAGGTCCTGAAACACCCGGTGACCGTCGTAGTAGGCGTTCAGTAGTTCATTCTTGGCGGCCTTGGTTTCGATGCGCTTCCATAGCGCCGCGAAAATGGCCTGCTCCGCGCCGGTCAGGGCGGGAATTACGGGGGCGGGCATAGGTTCCCTTTCCGGTTGGTTGACTTTTGTCTCCAATGGTACACACCGCCGCGCTGCGATAGGGGATCGGCGTATCACACCGCCCGCGTTGGCGTTATGCATCGCGTGTGCCTATAATGATGCAAAGACCGTTCAGAAAGGACCGACATGACCGACATCGCCGAGCGACGTGCTGACCTGCTGATTTCACAGACCGACTTCGGGGCAATTGCTGCCGGGGTAAAACAAACATCTGTGTCCCGCTGGGAGCGGGGAAAATACGTCGATCAATCTGACCTGTTGGACAATGTGCTCGACGCCGCCGAGGCAAAGCGTCGTGAGCTGACACGCTTCATTCACAAGGACCGACCGCGCTTCGCGGTCACGGAGTCCGATTACCGGGAGCGTTTCCCGGCATATTGCGCCCTGATCCCCTATGCCCTGTATCGCATCATTCACAACGCGATACACGACATGACTACATGACGACAACGCCGCCGCGCCGCCCCTGAGCGTTCCCACCACGGAGAGCACGGGGGCGGCGTCGCGTTGTGCGGGCGATCCAGTACGCCGCCGACGCCGCGTCGAGCGGGGACGGGTCACCGTCTTCTACGGTGGCCGCCCACCCCCAGGCCCCGTCCTGACCGCGAAGGCGCTTGTCACACGTGGCTACCGCCCGGTTAAGGAGGTCGTCACGTTCGCCCTTCGGGTGGGTCAGGTGCTTTTCACGCACCGCATCGAGGAACAGTGACGTTGCCCCGAAATACTCGCCGGTGCTCATGATGTGGATCATGGGCTTTGGAACGCCGCGTTCACGCAGCGCTTCGGCGAGGACGCCCGACCCGGCGCGCCCAAGAATCGCAATCTCCGCGATCCGGTGACGCCGTTCGGCGAGCCAATCGGCGAGCTGCGTCACACCGACGTCCGCGCGCCCTGAGTACGCGCCAATCAGCTCGACGTGACCGCCGTCCTCGGTCCTGACCGCGCCCGCGACGGCCTGGTGAAGCCCGTCCGCCGTGAAGGACACGCCAATCGTGCGCACGCCCTCCGACTCATCCGGCGGCGTCGTGGTCGCCGTCGCCGACCATTGGGCGGGCGTAATCAGTCGCTTTGCGCCCGCGTCCTGACGCCAGATGCCGAGCCTGTCCTGTGCGAACCGTTCGGGCGTGTAGGTCTCGTATTCGCCTTGCACGACCTCGTGGTTAATCAGGCTGTTCCACGACGGATTAGCCTGCCACCTGGTCAGCTCCGACGCCGGGTCGAAGTCTTCGGCGTCAGGGTCCGCGCCCCATTCGACCCACGCCGACGCCGTGGACTTCCCCGACATGGCCGCCTTCCTGACCATGTCGAAGGTATAGCAATCGTCCTCATCCTGTGGGGGCGTGCCGAGGAGCCACACCTGCGGGTTGGCGCGCGCCGACATCGTTGAGTTGATCGACGTCCACGCACGAGACCCAAGAATCTGCGCCTCATCGAGGAGGAGGCAATCGGAACTAAACCCCTTGCCGCCCGCGCCGGAGCGGGCCTTGAACTTGATCTTCGCGCCATTCTTGAACTTGACGGACTCGCGTCCAAACGCGTTCATGACGCCGTTTTTTGCCAGGCGGTCACGGAGCCCCTGATTTTCGTCGGCTTCGACGATCTCTAGGAGCTTCTCAAAGGTTTCGCGGGCCGTGTCTTGCTGATGGGCGGACACGACGATCAGGCGCTCCCCGAAAATCAACGCGCCCGCGAGCGCCCGCGCAACGAGGAGCTGGCTCTTGCCGTTCTGACGGGGCACGGACACGCCGACGCGCTTTGCCGCCCACGTGCCGTTTGCCTGTTCGCCCATCGCGGCGTCCAACACGAGCTCCTGCCACGGTAGGAGCGTAACGCCCAACATCGCGGACAGGTCGGCGACGTCTTCCCACCCGTTAGACCGCTCGCCCTCGGGGCGGACGAGGACGCGCGGCGGGGCCTCCCCTAGCAGCGCGACGTCGGGCGAGTTCGTCGAACGGGTCAATTGCGGTTTCTTTCTTACGTGCTTGTTCGGTCAGGGCGTTCAGCTCGGCTAGCGTGGCCCGGAATTGGCTTGCTAGCGGGCCTCGGCGGTCTGGCGGGGCATCCTCGATGGATGCCTTCAGGACCCCCGCTAACCATTCTAATTCTTGCTGACGGTTAGCGACGGGTGCCGACCGCCACTCGGAATGAGCCTCGATCACCTCGGGGCTGTCATCGACCGGGCGCTCGGCTTGGTACTTCAGACGGCGGACGCGGTTCACCTCGTCGCGGTGTTTTTTCATGTACCGCCTGTTTTTCGCGTGGTCGCGACAGGTCTGCGAGCAATAGGTTTTCTTGCGTCCGCGTGCGGGCTGATCGAGCTCGGCTCCGCACTCGCGGCAGTGCGTCGGGGTGGGGGCCATGTTCGACCTTTCTGTGTGTGTT